ACTATAACTCATAAGAGTAGATATTAATTTTTGAATCTCCTCATATTCATTACATACTGTTATAGCATAACTTATTTTCATATTGTTTTATTCTGGTAATACCCCAATATACGAAAGAGCATCTAGATAATCACGTTCTTTGAAGGATTTTATTGTAGACATATCCATTTTATGTGTTTGTCCTTCTACTTTAGCTTCATCTTCCCCCTTTAAAGGTATAGCTTTTACTGCTGACCAACCCCATTCTTCTGCATTAGTTCCAGCAGCAAATACCATTCCTTTATCTTGAAGATTAATTGTATTTGGAATCCAAATTAATTCTGTTTCGGGGTCTTCCCAAGATATGTCTTTATATATTTCTGGTAAAGTGCTAATTTGTTCAATATAAAATTCTGAATCTTTTTTCATTAGGGTATTAGTCCAAAACCCACAAGATAAACTAAGAAAATTAGTTATATCTTTATTTATTTCCGTTTTATAACAAAGATCTCCTCCTGATTTAGGGCAGTCTATAATAGTATCTGTGTTCATTTATCTTATTTTTGAAGTTTAGGTAATTTTAATTTTGGCAATTCTAATTTAACTTGTTTAGGAAATTCAGGAATATTTTTATCTAAAACTTTTTCTATTAATTCCTTCATTTTTTCCCAACTAAAATTAGTTTTAGCATAGTGTCTTTGTTTTTTAGATCTTTGTAGATACTGTTTATAACTCTTATAAACTTCTTTTAAAGCACTAATACCTTGTTTTTGATTTACTTGAAACCATTGAGATTCTTGTATTAACCAATTATTAGCTGCTGATGGGTGAACATTCTCTAATTTTCCAGATAATAATACATTATATTCAGAATGTAAAAAATCAATATGACCACTCCACCCAGATGCTATAATTGGTTTACCAGTTAAACTAAACTCTAATAAAGGACGACCAAATCCTTCTCCCTTAGTAAAACTAACCATTGCTTTAACTTTGGAATGGTTATATAGTTCATTTATTTCAGAATCATCAAATTCTCCATTTAGTAAATAGATATTTGGTAATTTAGCATCTCCATAATCATCCCTTAAAGCTTTAATTTTGTCTAAAATGGAATCTCTACTAATGTAGGAAGCAACTCCAGCTGATGCCTTTAATATTAGAGCGGGTTTTTTACCTACTTTATGTCTAAATGCATCGTAAAAAGATTTAACTAATATTCCAACATTTTTTCTATCATGACCTAATTCACCTTGCATCCAATGACCAACAAATAAATAGCAAAATTCTTCTTTAATATCTTTTAGATCAATAGTTTTAATTTCTGATTGTTTGATAGGTTTATAGGTTGATAAATTTGCTCCTTCAAATATAACTTCAATAGGTTTTTCTAATTTTACAACCCCAACAACCTGACCTGTTCTTTGATCCTTTTTTTCGTAAGTCATTTTTTCAAAGGTATCCTTAGCAAATTTAGAAGAAACCCAATTCATATCCATTCTATTTAACCCTTCAACCCATTCAGGCTTACAAGCAGTAGATTCAATTCCTGCAGTTATACCAATATTATACTTCCCAACAGCCTGAAATTCATTTGGTATAGTAATTTGAGCCCAAATTTCAGGTTGGGTTTTTTGCCAATCTTGTGGGGCTATGTGATTTAATAAGAATGTCCATTCAGGGTGGTCTTTACAAAAACCCCATGAAGTTTCTCCCCATTTTTGGGGTAAAAGTTGGACTTCATATTTATTTAATTCTATTATTGCTTTGATTTTATCTCTAGAATGAGCTCCATATCCGGAGTAGGAATCAAAGGGTGATGATATTACAAATCTTGGTTTACTCATTAGTATATAATTTTATGGTTTAAAAATTTACCTTTATAATCGTTAGTATTAATTACTTCATATTTTTCTCTTGGTTCCCAAGTATCAAATAATGTATCTAAGGCGTCAATAACTTTTTCTGCTTGGTGTTTAGAATTAAATCCAGCTTCTTCACTTAAAGCCCATTCTCTTCCTTTTAATCCCCTTCGTTTTAGTTCTTTTCTACCTAAGTTGTAACATTCTTTTATTCTTTCCATAGCATCTTCCCATCTACATCTATCATCAAAAATATAAGGTGTAGGTGGAGAACCTTGGATTGATCTGCTAGTTGGGTAAACTGGAAATGCCCATTCACCATGTTCTTTATAAGTTCCTCTATGGTTAGAAGGCACATCAGCACTTGGTGTAAACCATTCTCCATTTTCATCTACAAATCTCATTTGGTCTTGCATACCCCCAGTAACATTAGCTATAATTGGTGTACCAGCTAACATTGCTTCTGTATTTGCTAATCCCCAACCTTCATTAGAAGTAAGTAAAATATGAGCATCTGCTATATTATACAACCAATTTAACTGTTGTTCTGATAGTCTTTGGTCTATAAAAATTACATTATTTTTATATTTTTCTTCTAAAAGATATTCTTTTACTTTAAGTAAATCAGTTCCAGCATCTGTTATTTTTTCTGTTTTTAAAACCATATAACATTCTTTAGCTTCGTCTTTTGGTAAAGAATCTAAAAATGCTCTAAATGCTAATATAGCATCAGGAATTTGTTTTCTTCTAATATTCCTAGAGTTGAAAAATAAAGTAAACTTAGGCTTTTTATCCCCAAATAGAGATATTTTAAAATTATTATAATCTAAATCATTATCATCTGTAATAGGGAAGAAATTGGTAATATCTTTTCCATGAGGTATATATCTAAATATTTTATTACCTTCATGACCTTTTAATACTAATTTATTGATATTAACAGTTTGTTTAGATATACCCATTAATAAATCACATGCCTCGTAATATGGTCTATTATACATTGGAGCAGGATAATCATCCCAAATATTTAAGTAAGAAATTGGAATGCTTTTTCTAATCTCTTGTTCCATATTCCAAATATGCATGAAATATCTTGGGTCTGTAAATAAAAATAAAGCATCTGGTTTTTCTAATTCTATTATTTGCCGTATCGCTTGTGTACTCCCATAACCATCAGTAGGGTATAAAATAACAGAAGAATCTTTTAATCCAGATAACTTATTAGTACTATCAGATAAATCTAATCTTTTATTTTTTTCCGGGTGATTAATTGATCCAGCAATTTGGACCCAATTAAAATGTTGGGCTGTATGTATTACAATTTCTTTTGCTACTGTAGCTACACCAGAATGTACTCTAATATCATCACATATTAAAAGTATTTTTTTTCTTTTATCCTTAGGGATATACTTAAAGTCTTTATTCATTTTCCTTTATTTCGAGATTAATTTGATTAGTAATTTGTTTACGAAAATCTTCATCTGTAAGATACAAAAATAGACTGCGGTCTGCAAGTTTTTGGAATGAAAATTTACGTTTTACACATTCAATTTTGAAATTCTCGAATAAATCGCTTTTGACTTTAACACTAGTTAGTGTCATTGATTTTTTATTGGTCATAGTCTTTATTTATTAAAACATTATTTATATATACGTATGTGGAATCTATGAAAAATGTTCACCTGCTCCACATAATTCTTTATCTTTACTATAAGGGCAAAAATTACAATTCCATTTAGAGGGTGATTTGTGATAATCTGCTTCTTTTATCTTTCCACTTGAGTTAAAACATTCATTAATAAAATCATTAATAGCATTTTTTGCTCTTGATAGTTTAATTTTACCACTTGGTGGAACAAACTGTTGTACTCTATAAGCCTGGTATGGTGACATGAGTTTTTCATCATCAGGATCTAATACTTTTCTTTTAAGAATAAAAAATTCAATTTCAATCTTATCTAAAGGTATTCCATATTGCTCTGAGAAATATTGTTTATATAATAATAATTGGAATTGTTTATTTTCATCTTTTTTAGCATAATCATTCCAACCACTAGTACTTGTCTTTATGTCAATTATTTTAAATGTCTCTGTTGCTTCATGATATGTAACAACATCAAGGTACCCCATGTATAATATGTTATTTAACATTTTATTTGGTGCGACTACAATAGGTATTTCACAACCTACTAAATATGTACCTTTTTTACTAAAATATCTACTACGTTTTTTCTTAAACCATTCTAAAATTGCAACCCCGTCTTTAAAAAATTCTCTCATTTCAGTTGCATCCGAAAAATGTTCTGAATTGTTTGATTTGTATTGTTTTTGATACTCACCTATATATTTTTCTTGGAAATATTCTTGTATATTTATTTCTCTATCTGCCGCTGCAAAAGATTTTTCATATGCTACATCCAAATAGTGTTGCATCGCTTCATGGACAGCTGTTCCAAATACAGTATGGATAGAAGATGTAAACCGTTTGATTTTATCTTTATACTGTAGTTTCCAACGATGGGGGCATCCTCTAAATATAGACATCTGAGAATATGAAATATTCTTTTGATATGCATAATTAACAGGTGATGGAGGATTATTCCTTATTTCCTTTACTATTTTAGGTAATTTTTTCGCCAAACTATTTTTTCCATTTATTTCTACCAACCAGTAAACCTATTATTCCATAATTAGCTATATCTATAAAAGTATCTTGCATACCTTCACCTTCAACAAATGATCTACCATTAATTAATAGGTTTTTTAAACGTGATATTTTATCAGTTAACCTAATACATAACCCAGTTAGTGAAAATTGTTTGTCATCGCTATTATTAACGATATCTCCACCTAAAGCAATGTTATTTAACCCATAATCCATATGTTTAGCTGCAAACATTTCATACATTTCTTTTTGAATTTGTTTAAATTCTTTAGATAATTCAGGGTATTCTTTTTCAAATACCTTAATTGTTAATTTTGATGAAACACCTGATTTAGCATCCATAATTTCTCTATCGCTCATTATTTCTTCATATTTAGTTATTGAACTACCCATTAATTTGTGATTTTGATTTAAACTTACTGTAATATGTGTTTAGGCAAGTAATTCTGTCATCAGCATCAACTAACATTAAAAGCGCTTCCTCAGCATTTTTATAAAAGTCTCCTGTTGAATGGTCACCAATACCAACTCCTTTATTACCTAATAAATCTAATGATAACAATGCTTTAGCTTTATCTGCTTCTGCAGAAGTCATAAACATGTTGTATAATTCTTTTGTCATTTTAGTAGGGGTTTTATTTCTTTTTTATTTAATCCTCTATTCGATAATATACGATTTATTTCTACGGGAGCCAACATATTTATATATTCTTTTGATTCTTTATTGGAACATTCAAAATAATTTTTAATATGGTCTACTAAATCTTTATTTGGTTGTTTTACCTTAGATTTAATATATTTACTCCATTTATTATTTTTAGGAATAAACTCTTTGTAAATAGAATATATCATTCTTTTTTCTTGAGGAGGAAAATCTTGTACATAATTAACCACTTCAATATAGTCAGGGTTCATAGATATAAACCTATGGACCATATAACTATTCCAAACCTCCCAATCTTTATCTGTAAAAGATTCAACTGGGGGTTTGGTAGTATTAATTGCTTTTAACCAATCAAAGATAGAATTCATTAAAGGATATGATCTTTATATTCTTCTCTTAATTCTTTTGGAATTGATGATTCTAGTATTTTTTTACTTGTTGCATCATAAAATACAGGAATAGGTAAAAGTGCATCTTCATCTGTACCCATTACAAATTTAGATACTGTTCTTAATAATACTCCTTGGGTAAATAAAACACCCCCATCAAAATTTTCGATAGATGTTGTGTTTTTTAAATCAATTGGTGGTTGTTGAACTTGCTGTTGCATAATTATTTGTTATTTATTAAATTTTGAATTAACGACATTGTATTTATTTCCTTGTCGATACGGAAATTTGCTTTGTATTGGTGTTCATTTATTAAAATAGCTACTGTGCCTTCTTTATTTAGAAGATATTCAGATGCTCTTTCATATAATGCTTTAAATAACTCATCAAAGTCATCTATATTAGCATCTGCTATAATTTGACGTATATCATTATAACAATCTATTTTATTATGTTTAGATCCCTCTGATAAGGCATTAATTACTTTATCTATATAATTAGACGATACTAGTATTGATTTATCTAGTTTTAATGTATTATCTAACGTAGATAACTGTATAGTATTAATACATTTACGTAAATCAGGGTAATACTGGTTAACTAAAGGTACTAAATCATTTATATCATGTTCAATTGATTCTTGTTGTAAGATCCAATTTAAATGTTTAGCAACATCTTTTTTAGTTGGAGGTATAATTTTAAGTACTTGACATCTTGATTGTAGAGGATCAATAATACGCTCTACAAAATTACAAGTCATTATAAAC